ATGTATGACCGTCTCAGGAAAGTAGAAATGCAGATCGGCACGCACGAAGCTGTCTGTGCTGAACGCTACAAAGGCATTCTGGAGTCCGGCGAAGACACGAAGCTTGCCATTGCCAACCTCAATAAGCTTGCCACCAAAGTAGCATTGCTGTTGATCATCGGCATGGCAAGCATCCTTGTGAAGATTGTGTTCTTCCCGCACGGGGGCTGATATGGCTTGGTCTGAAATTGTCGCTGGAATCTTCAAGCCAATATCGGACGTAATCGATCACGTCCTGCCATCTGGGGATGCCAAGCTTCAGCTTCAGCAGAAAATGATTGAGGCGCAGATGGCCGCGTCCAGTCAGGTCATGGAGTACGAGAAGCAGCTTCTGGATGGACAGATCAAGATCATCACTGCCGAAGCCCAAGGGCAGTCTTGGATCCAGCGTAATTGGCGTCCGATCACCATGCTTACGTTTCTGGCATTGGTGGTTTGTGATTCATTCGGGTGGCTCCCTAACCGTCTTGCCGCTCAAGCTTGGACTCTCCTTCAGATCGGACTCGGCGGATACACAATCGGACGAAGCGCAGAGAAAATTGTTCCCGCCATCGTAGACGCGGTAAAGGCCAACAAGTGATCAATTCTAGGAATCTGAACGACCTGTGCTTGCAGGCTAGAAAGCGCGTTGATGCGCTTCGTTTCCTTTGCCAGCAAGCCAATATTGATATCCTGATCACATCGACATACCGAGATAATGAGTCTCAGGATGCGCTGTACGCTCAGGGCCGTACCACTCCCGGTGCTATCGTGACCCACGCCAAGGGCGGCGAGTCGTTTCATAATTACCGTTGCGCTGTGGATGTGGTGCCCGTAGTAAACGGAAAGCCCGTATGGGATACGGAAAATCCAATATGGCAGCAGATCGGTGCCCTTGGGAAGAAATGCGGATTGGAGTGGGCCGGTCTCTGGACGGGGTTCAAGGAATTCCCTCATTTCCAGTACACGGGCGGCCTTTCTATTGAAGACTTGAAGGCCGGGAAACAAATCCCTTGAAGCAGGGTAATATGCTTCCGGAAGCCAAGGAATAGCCATGAGTACGACAAACCCTAATACAACCCCGCTGACTTACAACGGGTATGTGTCGCAGATTGCCACAATGGCTGTCGTCGAGACCACGACGGTCAATGGCGTTGTGCAGGGCGTCGATTCGGCATTCAATTCAATCCTGCCGCAGATGCTGAATTACGCAGAACTGCGTATCCAGCGCGATATTGACCTTCTTCCCGCGCAAGCACTCAGGTCGTATAGCCTGACGCTTGGAAGTAATTACTTGAGCATCTCAGCCAATGATTTTGTCACTGTTAATACGCTGGCGATCATTCCGGACGCTTATTCGAGCGAGATTCCTCTGATTCCGACCAGCCGCGAATTCTTGCAAAATGTCTGGGGGAATCCGTCTTCAACCGGGATCCCGAAGTATTTCTCCATGAGTGGCGGAGACCTTGCCACTTTTGGCGAAACTTCCATGAATATCCGTGTTGGCCCATACCCAGACGATAACTATGCCGTGAACGTGTACGGCATGGTTCGCATGCCTACGCTGTATCAGTTTGCAAATGCGGCTCAGGCCAGCAACAACTCGACGTTCATTAGCACTTACTTGCCAGACATGTTGATCATGGCAAGCATGGTCTACATCAGCGCCTACCAGCGTAACTTTGGCCGCATGAGCGATGACCCTTCTATGGCGCAGAGCTATGAGGGACAATATCAAGTCTTGCTCCGTGGCGCGACGGTGGAGGAGGCGAGGAAGAAATTCCAAGCCTCTGCGTGGAGTTCTTCCAGTACCCCGTCTGCCGCTAGCCCGTCGAGGTAAAAATGCCTCACGCATCTGTAAAACTGCACCCCGGCGTAGACCAAAATGCTACGCCCACCTTGAACGAGACAGGGATCTCGTCCACCAACCTTGTGCGGTTCATTTACGACAAGACGCAGGGGGCTTTGACTCAGAAGCTGGGTGGCTGGACAAAGTATTTCTCCAACTCGATCAGTAGCGTGGTTCGCTCATTGTTCGCGTGGGAGGACACGAATGCTGTTACTTACTTGGCCTATGGCACCGAGAACAATGCGCTGACGAATGTGACACAGCTCGGAGTGATCTCTGGTGGTGGTCAAAAGGACATCACGCCTAGGGCCACTACGGACAACGTCACGCCTTCCTTGAACACTGTAGCTGGAAGCAGCATTGTGACGATTACGGATGCCACCACCACGGGCATTACTGGTTTCGATTCAGTCTATATCCAGACCCATGTGAGCGTCGGCGGCCTAGTCCTGTTTGGTCAGTATCAGTGCATCGCCCTGAGCAGCACGGCCTACCAGATAATTGCTCACGATCTCTTTGGGAATCCGGTTGCAGCCACTACGACCAGTTCCACTGCGGCTGTCGCTTCATTCTCCACGCAGGGCCTGCCAGCGACCCCATCCAACACCGTGACGGTGACCCTGAACAATCATGGGTATGTGGCCGGGGATACTTACCCGGTGCTTGTATCCACTGTCGTTGGCGGTGTCACTCTTTACGGGAACTACATTGTTCAGTCCGTATTGACCGCAAATACGTTCATCATTCAGTCAAGCAATACCAGCACCTCGACCTCAACTGGGTCTATCAACGGCGGCCTGTGCCGCTACGTTTACAGCTTCGGGGTTGGCGCTATTTCATCTGGCACCGGGTATGGCGCTGGCGCGTATGGTAGCGGCGGGTATGGTACCGGCACAGCTATTGTGCCTGCGCTAGGCTCCCCCATTTCAGCCAATGACTGGACGCTTGATAACTGGGGCCAAGTGCTTCTTGGGACGCCTGACAATCAGAGTCTCTTCCAGCCCGTTTACCAATGGGATCCAACGTCTGGAAGCCCTACGGCCACGGCGATTGCAAATGCCCCTACCGTCTCTGACGGGATCTTTGTGGCGATGCCTCAAAGGCAGATTGTCGCATGGGGCACGTCCTTCACTGGAATTCAGGATCCTTTGTTGATTCGTTGGTGTGATATCAATGACTACAACTCTTGGATTGGGACGGTAATCAATCAGGCCGGTTCCTACAGAATCCCCAATGGGTCGAAGATTGTCGGGTGCATCCAAGGCCCACAGCAGGGTTTCGTTTTCACCGATTTGGGCGTGTGGGCGATGCAGTATATCGGCCAGCCATATGTGTACTCGTTCAATCAGATCGGTAATGGATGTGGACTGATTGCAAAGAAGGCTGTCGGAAACCTTGGATCCTCGACCTATTGGATGAGTCCGTCGCAGTTCTATCGCATTTCAGGGTCTGGCGTAGAGCCTATCCCTTGCCCTGTCTGGGATGTAATCTTCCAGAATCTTGACGTGAACAATGTCAAGAAAATCCGCATTGCGATCAACAGCCGATTCAATGAGGTTGCGTGGTATTACCCTTCAACCTCTGGCGGCGGAGAAGTCGATTCCTACGTCAAGTTCAATGAGCAATTGAACACTTGGGATTTCGGGTCGCTCGGCAGGTCTGCGTGGATTGATCAGTCTGTCCTCGGCCCTCCTATCGGCGCTGACGCCAAGAGCCGGTATATCTATCAGCATGAAACCTCGAATGATGCTGATGGCACGGCTATGGATTCGTGGTTCAGGTCTGGCTATTTCGCCATGTCTGAAGCTGACGTGAAAATGTTCGTTGACCAAGTATGGCCGGACATGAAGTGGGGCTTTTACAATGGCGTCCAAAGCGCCACCGTCAATATCACCTTCTATGTGACGGACTATCCGGGGACGACTCCGATTACGTTTGGCCCCTATCCCCTGACTCAGGGCACGCAATTCATTACCCCCAGATTCAGGGGCAGGCTGGTCTCTATCAAAGTTTCCAGCAATGACATTGGAAGTTTTTGGCGTATTGGCAATATCCGATACAGGCTGCAACAGGATGGCAAGTTCTGATGAGTGTCCCGTACACAATCGGCAACCCGTATATTGATGCTGACTTTGCCGCTGGCGGCGGTGGCGGCGTAACTGGCCCTACTGGAGCCACTGGCCCAACTGGTGCGGCTGGACCTACCGGGGCAGCGGGCGCTACTGGCGCTACGGGTGCGATTGGTGCTACGGGAGCGACTGGCGCAGCCTCAACTGTTACTGGCCCTACTGGATGGACAGGGCCTACGGGATCCGCTTCAACTGTAACTGGCCCGACCGGCTGGACTGGCCCTACTGGTTGGACAGGAGCTACAGGCGCTACTGGTGCCTCATCTACTGTTACCGGGCCTACTGGCTGGACTGGCCCTACGGGTCCGGCTGGCGGCCCTACAGGCCCCACAGGCTGGACCGGCCCTACCGGTTCTGCCTCTACGGTTACAGGCCCCACAGGCTGGACTGGCCCTACGGGCTGGACTGGTGCTGCGTCTACTGTTACAGGCCCTACAGGGTGGACTGGGCCTACAGGCTGGACTGGCGCGACTGGCGCTGCCTCTACCGTTACAGGCCCTACAGGCTGGACTGGCCCTACGACTGTCCCTCAAAACAGTCAGACGGCTGCTTATACGCTGCAAGCCAGCGACGTAGGCAAGCACATATCGATTACGACTGGCGGCGTAAATATTCCCTCTGGTGTGTTTAGTGCCGGAGACGTTGTCAGCGTCTACAACAATTCAGGATCAAGCCAAAACATCGCGCCTAATTCTGGCGTGTCTTTGTATCTTGGAGGATCGTCAACTAGCGCGACTGTTGTTCTTCCTCAACGTGGACTCATCACAATTCTTTGTGTTGGATCAAACACGTTCACGGTTGCGGGAGTCTCTACTGTTACCGGCCCTACTGGCTGGACTGGCCCTACTGGCTCGGCATCTACGGTTACCGGCCCTACTGGCTGGACTGGCCCTACGGGTTGGACTGGCGCAACTGGTGCATCGTCTACAGTTACAGGCCCTACCGGCTGGACCGGCCCTACCGGTTCTGCCTCTACGGTTACAGGCCCCACAGGCTGGACTGGCCCTACGGGCTGGACTGGTGCTGCGTCTACTGTTACAGGCCCTACAGGGTGGACCGGCCCTACCGGCTGGACTGGCGCAGCTTCTACGGTTACAGGCCCTACGGGCTGGACTGGAGCGACTGGTGCATCGTCTACGGTTACTGGGCCGACAGGCTGGACTGGCCCGACTGGTTGGACTGGCGCTACTGGCGCGGCCTCTACTGTCACAGGCCCTACGGGATGGACTGGCCCTACGACTGTCCCTCAAAACAGTCAAACGGCTGCTTACACGCTGCAAGCCAGCGACGTAGGCAAGCACATATCGATTACGACTGGCGGTGTAAACATTCCTTCTGGTGTGTTTAGTGCCGGAGACGTTGTCAGCGTCTACAACAATTCAGGATCAAGCCAGAACATCACGCCTAATTCTGGTGTGTCGTTGTATCTGGGAGGATCGTCAACCAGCGCAACAGTGACTCTTCCTCAACGAGGATTGATTACGGTCCTTTGCGTTGGCTCGAACACGTTCACGGTCGCGGGCGTTTCGACTGTTACAGGGCCTACTGGCCCCACGGGCGCAACTGGCGCAGCCTCCACGGTTACTGGTCCTACAGGTTGGACTGGTGCTACTGGCGCAGCCTCTACAGTTACAGGCCCTACCGGCTGGACTGGCCCTACAGGATGGACTGGTGCCTCTTCAACGGTTACGGGTCCTACGGGCTGGACTGGCCCTACGGGCTGGACAGGTGCTGCATCGACCGTTACTGGCCCTACGGGATGGACGGGTGCGACTGGCGCGGCGTCTACCGTTACCGGCCCGACTGGCTGGACAGGCCCGACTGGCTGGACTGGTGCAGCATCTACGGTTACAGGCCCTACCGGCTGGACTGGCCCTACTGGCTGGACTGGCGCATCTTCAACAGTCACAGGACCGACCGGCTGGACTGGTCCTACAGGATGGACTGGCGCATCCTCTACCGTCACAGGCCCTACTGGTTGGACTGGCGCTACTGGCGCGGCCTCTACTGTCACAGGCCCTACGGG